TGCGGCCAATTTGTGCAATATTGATAATATCGTAATTCTCGCCGTCGTAAACAATCCGATCTTTCACCGTTATATCGGTATCGCGTATCGTGAAATTAACGGGCGAAGTCGTAAGATTTAATCCGTCCGCAATTTGCTCATCCTGCCGCTCCCCTACAAACCCTCATGCAATATTTTAGACTATGGGGTACATAAAGTTTAGACTAATCTAAAAATATGAAATATTCTACAACGGTATCAATCACATATTGCGAAAAACACTTATTATCTGATTGGAGAGGCGGTATTGATGGAATAAAAAAAACAGTTTTAGATTCCATGAAAAACGACCACGATATTTTGGAAGATACCGCTGATTGGCACATTTGCGGATGTGGGGTAGAATGCAAGATTATTCTAATTATTCAAGCAAGAAGAAAAAAATGAACGAGTTATCTATATTTACAAAAGATTCAGCAGATTTTGCCAAAACGGTGAAGCCTATGCCAGAAACAATTATCTGCAAACCCGCACAATCAAAGCAATTGCCGGATCGTATGATAAAATACGAAAACGCAGAGCAATTAGCAAAAGACATAAGCATAGAGAGCGGTTCACGCCACTTTGTTTTAGTCTCAGGCAATTTTATATTTGGAGATTTTTTTGAAGCGTTAATAATTGGTAAAGGATATAAGGTGTCCGAAATGCTTATATCAACGCTTTCGATGTCGCAGGAGAATATAGATAGCCTTTCAACGCTTATAAATTACGCGCCTCCTGATTCTGATTGGACGCGGCCATTTGTGGAAAAATTAACGCTTATAATTAGCGATTACTTTTTTAGCCACGAGCGGAGAAATTTAGTGCCATATTTGTATGAAAAACTAAATAACGGGCGTTTCCAGTTGGCGGTGGCTGGTACGCACTCAAAGATAGCGTTAATTAAAACGGACTGCGGGAGGCACATTGTTATTCACGGATCGGCAAACCTTCGCAGTTCTCGAAACATGGAGCATTTGGTTATCGAGGAAGATAAAACGCTTTTTGATTTCAATTACATCGTTTTATCCAATATTTCCGATAACTTTGCAACGATAAAAAAGCCGCTTCGCGTTGCGAGGCTGTGGGAGCAAGTCACTAAATAAAAAAAAGATATGGCAACAGGTTCTGAAAAATGGCATTGGATCAATATCGCAAAAAAAACAAAAGCAAAAGGCAGGCAGGGTAAACTTAAAAAAGTATGAGCGAAGAACTGACACAACGCCTTCAAACATACGGCGCGCTTGCGTACCCGGCGGAAAAGATAGCAAGTATTGAACAATTAGACAATACTCAATACTTGCACCTTTTAAAGCAGCTCTCGAACCCTGAAACGGTAGAAGCTAAGCAGTACCGCCACGGGGCAGACGTAGCAGAATATAAAATCGACCTTCTTTTATACGAACTTGCATTACAAGGCGACCTCAAAGCAATGTCGGAGTATAATAGCCGTAGGGAGCAAAAAACAAAACAAAATGCGAAGGCTACCAGACAGCGTTAAGAAGCAACAAGGCACGGCGCGTCCGTCTCGAATATCGAACACCGCACCATCTAAAAAAGTGTCCACGGTCGCAATGCCTCCATCGACACTCACAGAATCGGCACACCAACTATGGTATGGCATAGTGTCAACACTCGCCGCGTCAGGCCAATACAGCCCATTATTTAATACGCTGATTGAGGCGTTTTGCAACGAGAAGTCAAAATATGACTGGGCGACCGATGAACTAAGCAAAGAAGGAGAACTAACAACATACACCAACGACGGGAAAACCGTCACGATTTCCCCGTTTATCAGGATACAAAATGACTGCCTTACAAATATGCTGGCAATCAGTAAGCGGTTCGGGTTTGACCTGTTGAGCATGGAGGCAATAGGAATAAACGGAGAAAAAGACAAAGACCCGCTAAATGATGAATTATGACAGTAGACGAAGCGATACAAAAGAAAGATGAATTTATCAGGTATGCCCTTAACGAGGACATACCTGTTTCTCGTTGGGCGCGTCTGATTGTTAAGCAGTATTTAGCCGACATTAAAGAAGCGGAGGATAACCCAGATTTTCCGTACTACTTTGATGAGGAAGCGGCTATACACAATTACAAAATTTTTTCCAACCTTCAATTTTCCGAGGGCAATTGGAGGGGCAAACCGTTTGAGTTATTGCCTTGGCAAGCGTTTACCAATTGGTGTGTGTACGGCTGGAAGGTGAAGTCTAACGGCTGGCGTAGGTATTTCAAAGTGTACATTAAAGTCCCGCGAAAGAACGGAAAAACTGAATACCTTAGCGCAATAGGTATTTACGGTCATAGGTTTGACCAATACGAAAAAGATGCACAGGTTTTTTGGTTTGCCACTACAAAGAGCCAGGCTACTGTTGGATTTAGAAAGCAAAAGACAATGACTTCGCTTCTTTGTAAGAAATCGGAAAAATATAAATCAAAGATACGGGTATTAGAACACAGGATCACCGATCGGGACGGTAACGGATTTGTGACATACTTGGGGCGTGACAGTAAAAGCGAGGACGGGCATAACCCGTTTTACGGGATGTGCGACGAATACCATGCGCACCCAAATAATGACATGATGAACGTCATTGAGTCCGGTTTTGGGGCGCGAAAAAGTCCGTTAATGTGGGTGATTACAACCGCCGGAACTAACCCGGTCGGGCCGTGCGCGAAGTTTGAAACAACGTGTCAGCAGATTTTAAACGGCATTATTCCGAACCCTGGAATTTTCCCGCTTATGTTTGATATTGACGAGGACGAGGACTGGACGAGCATCGACGCATGGAGGCGGGCCAACCCGTCGTTAGGTGTTTCTATTTCGCTCGACTACTTAAACCGGGAATACAATAAGGCATTAGCCGAGGGCAGTACAGCCGTATCAAATTTCCAAACTAAAAACTTAAACATTTGGTTACGAGCGCACAAAACCTGGATCCCTGACGATGTTTGGATGAGGGCCTCGGTATCGTTTGAAGAAACAGAACTAAACGGAAAACTTTGTTTCGGAGGGCTTGACCTTGCAACCCGTTCGGATTTGGCCTCTTACGTTTTGATATTCCCGCCGGAAGATGAGGATGGAACGCCGCACGTCATTACCCGCGTATTTTGCCCGGAAGAAACAGCCGTAAAGCGTACCCGTTTGGATGGCGTGCCCTATTTGCAATGGGCCGAGGAAGGATTTTTAATTTTGACACCTGGAAACGTCACCGACTACAACTACATTCAAAAGGCTATTTTGCAGGACTGCGCTACCTTTGATGTGCATAGTATCGCTTATGACCCTTACAATTCTTCGCAATTAGTTATCGACTTGCAGGATGAAGGTGTAATGATGGAGCAGTTTAGTCAAAGGATGTCGGTAATATCAGCACCTACAAAGGAACTCGAACGGCTGGCAATGCAGGAGAAAATAAATCACGGGGGCAACCCAATTTTGAGATGGGCTATCTCAAATGTATCAATCAAAACCGATCAAGACGAAAATATTAAGATTGATAAAGGAAAGTCTAAAGACAAAGTAGATAGCGCGGTCGCGCTGGTGATGGCGTTGGGGCAATGGGCGCAAAAGTACGGTGAGATTCAAAGTTATGGCAAGTCAATTTTCACACTTTTATGAGTAAACACACAAAACGTTTTACTGAATTTTACGCCGTATTTGTGTCTAAATTAGACCCGCACGATAGGCCAATTAGAGCCTACATTGAGGCCGAACGCTGGCACATTGGAGAATATGGTAAATTTCGCTACTCATGCTGGCACTCGTTCCGTTCTGCTTGTTACAATAATCGAAAACGAAAGATAAAACACAGGTAATATCTTTTTTCACTTCTTTGCTTTTGGGCCGCGTCGCAACGACGTAGGCTCATTTTTTTGTCAACTTTTTTCGATGGTTTGGCGGGTTTTTTGCCGCAACTTTGCAGTAATGAATTTAATCAGCGGAATATCACAGTTTTTCAGCGGCAGTAAAGCGGTTCAACCTGCAAAGGAGGAGCGCGCAATGTTGACGCCCGATCAGTGGTATGCCGAATGGATTAACGGGACAGAGGTTGCCGGGGTAAACGTCAACGCTGAAACCGCAATGACTGTTTCCGCTGTTTACGCTTGTTGTGCCTTATTGTCCCGCACAGTTGCGTCGTTATCGTTGGGAATGTACCAACGTGATGGGCGCGACATTCTCGAAATTACAGAAAGCCCAGAAGCGTATGCCGTATGTATCGAACCTAACGACCTTTACACGTCGTACACATGGAGGTCAACCGCGCAATTTCATTTATCACTGCGAGGAAACCATTACAGCCGAATCTATACAGATCGGTATGGTTACGCCTCACGATTTGAGATACTACACCCCGACTGCGTGCAGCCATTTTACCACAAGGGTAAACTATATTATCAGGTAATTACAGCAGACTTTAACGGGGTTTTGACCGCCGGGGAGGTGTTGCACCTGAAAAACTTTTCAGAGGATGGGTTGGTAGGTAAGTCGCCATTGAGCGCGGCGCGGGATACGATCGGCATGGCGATAAGTAGCAATAAGTACGCGTCTGCGATGTACGAAAACGGGGGCGGGCTGAAAGGCATTGTAACGTCTCAACAAATGTTGAACGATAAGCAGGTGCAAGCGATACGCGAAGGAATGTTAACCGTGATGAGGGACTACAAACGCACCGGAAGCATTGGTGTATTACAGGGCGGCGCGGCGTTTCAACAGGTGGCTATTTCACCAAAAGACGCGCAATTTATAGAAAGCGCAAAGTTGACTATTCAGGATGTTGCACGTTTTTACGGCGTTTCGCTTCACTTAATTGGAGACCTGGAGCGAAGCACAAATAACAATATCGAACACCAGTCAATCGAGTTTTTGCAGCACACAATTCGACCGATTGTGAAAAATTGGGAAAGCGAATTGAACCGCCGGGCAATACGAAAATACGACAAAGGGACGCGGTATTTCCGCTTTAACCTGGATAGCCTTTTGAGGGGCGACAGTGCAAGCCGGGCAACATATTTTCAAACGATGCTCAATAACGGGGTATACTCTATTAACGAGGTTCGCGCACTTGACAACCTTAACCCGGTAGAAGGCGGCGACACGCACCACATACAGGTAAATATGTCCACTTTGGAAAATATAAATACAACACCAGTACAACAAGATGGGACAGGAACAGACACCACAGTTTAAAAAAGCGAGCGAAAACGCAGAGGTACGATTTTATGGGATTGAAGCCCGTAAAAAAGACGACACGCCGGATAAAATGGTTATCGGTGGCCTTGCTGCGCGTTTCGATTCATACACCAATATGGGCTGGTATGCAGAGGTGATAAAGCCCGGGTTTTTCGATGAAATGGACACGACAAAGGCCGCTGCATTGAAAAATCACGACAGTAGCTTGGTGTTGGGCCGCACCTCAAACGGTACTTTAAAATTAAGCATAACGCCAGACGGGTTGGAGTACGAGGTAGAGTTACCGGACACAACAACTGGCCGGGACACATACGAGGAGGTAAAGCGCGGCGATATATTTCAAAGTTCGTTTCAATTTACCGTAAAAGAGGCGGTAAGGCGCGAAGTTGACCGGGCCGAATTGGCCGGGGTGTTTGATGACGACACTTTAGATCGTTTATCCTACGGCGGAAAAATAGAAATAAGGGAACTGGTGAAGGGCGGCGTTCTTTACGACGTGTCCCCTGTTACGTTCCCGGCGTATGAGGATACCAGCGTGGCGAAGCGGTCAAAAGATGAGGCGAAAGCCGAAAAGCCGAAACAAAAAGACTTAAAAATTTACGAATTACAATTGCTCGCGTCCGAGCGTTCACTAATATAAATACACACAATGACACAAGAACAGTTAAATGAACTGAAGCGTCAGCATACGAACGCCGTAGCTGTTATGCGTGAAGCCCTCAAAGACATGAAGGCAGAAGGCATCACAGAGGCGCGAGTGAAAGAGCTTGACGAAAAATTCGAGCGCGCTCAGGCCGACAGCCTTCGCCTTGAAAAAGAATACAAACGCGAAAGCGATGTTTTAGAAGCCGAAAAACGCGCAGCCGCTTTTGCTTTTGAGCAATCAGAAGAAACCGAACAGCGCGAAAAAACAGGCCGCAAACCGTCCGAGGACCAACTAAAAAACCAGTTGGATATTTTCAGCCGGGCAATGAAGTACGGCACCGCTTCGCTATCCACAGAGGAGCAGCGCGAGTTCAACAAAGCTAAAGTCGAAATGCGTGGCACAAACACGCAGATCACAGGCTCCAACTCTTTGGGCGGTTACCTCGTTCCTGTTTTGCTGCAAAATGAGATCATCGCGTCAATGAAGGACTACTCCGGTGTCTTGCAGGTTGCGCGTGTATTCTCTACCGCTGGAGGTGGGCAAATTACGTTCCCGTCCAAAGACCTGACAGCCCGAAAGGCCGTCAAGACAGCGGAAAGCGGAAGTATTGCTATCAACGACATTACCTACGGGCAAAAGGTAATGGACGCCTACAAATATACCGACGCGCTTAAATTCTCTTGGGAGTTGATGCAAGATAGCGAGTTCGATATTTTGGGCGAAATGCGCGAAGCGTTTGCCGAAAGTTTTGGCCGCGCCGCAAACGAAACACTTACTTTGGGTGATGGCTCCGGCGATCCTAACGGTATTGTTGTAGCGTCCACTTTGGGCGTAACCGCCGCATCAGCTACCGCAATCACTTTGGCCGAACTCATCGACCTGGAGCACAGCGTAGACCCTGCATACCGCCGCCGTAACACGTCCGGCTATATGTTCAACGACGTGGTACTGAAAGCGATCAAAAAGCTATCTTTAGCCGATACCGGAAGCGGTGCGGGCGTTTGGCAGCCTTCGTTCCGCGACGGCGCACCGGCAACCGTAAACGGCTACAATTACTGGATTAATCAGGATATGGACAGCAGCATCAACGCCGCCTCAAAACTGGTTTTGTTCGGTGATTTTGATAAATACCGTGTTCGCATGGTCAAGGATATGACCGTAATGCGGAACGATATGCTGCACATGGCCACTGGAGAAGTAGCGTTTTACGCTTTCAGCCGTTGGGATGGCGAACTCATGGACACCGCCGCCGTTAAACACTTAATCACAGCCGCGTCGTAGTGATAACGACAGTAAAAGTAATACGCCCCGCAGCAGGTACGACATATTGTTACCGCTGCGGTGTGTATTCCGTTCCTGATCAGATGCCGGAATCCGTTGCAAAAGACCTCGTTAGAGG